CTGGTCATACTGGATACACGCATCAAACATCAAACCCACGCATCGAAAACCGCAAAGGATACCAAGAGCTTTTACACGCCAGCGCAGACAACAAACGACACGCCCAACTACTTCAGCGCAAGGGATGGAGAACCTTTGAAATCCGATACGACAGCAGCGACACAAGCGGCCAATTGTGCGCAGCAGAGGCTGAAGGCTTGTCCTGTGAGCTCTGCCTAAAGTGCAACGGCAAAGGCGCAGACATCTACGTAAACGCCCACGGCAGCCAAAGCCAGAAGCACATCAAGTGATATTTGTTGCGCTGGCGTTGCTGTACTGGCTTGTAAGACGCTTCACATTTTAACAGCTGAACCACCGACCAACCGACCCGCCCCCCAAAGCGGGTTTTGTGCTTTTGGGCAGACACCTATCACACAAAATTATTTTCCCCCTGGCTATTTATCTTGCCAGCTTGTCTGATTTTTTTAGGGGTAATCTGTGAATTATCTAAGCCGCACAAAGACCCCTAAACCCTTTTCCGAACCAGCACACCCGACCGAGCAAGCCCAACGAGCCGCCCACCACGCCCGCCCATGCTAGGTTTTACCCGCCCATACTAGGTTTTATTCGCAATTATACCCCCCCATATCAAAGTGGCACAAGCGTATAACTAAGTGGCATAAATCGGTTACCCACCGCGCCCACCCGTTGTGTTTCGCTTCGCTCAAGTCAAGCCAGCTCTATCGTGGTAATGCAATAGCCTAGAGCGCTACGCTTGCCATGCTATTGCCTCAACAATCCTGCACCAAGCCAGCTGCATCGTGGGCTACGCTACCCGTCTAAAGCCGGCTCCGCTATGCCTGTTATATCCGTAGGGGCGTGTTAGGCCGACCTCCCTTTGGTCAGTTATCTGCATAGGCGGTATATCTCGACTGCCCGTTCCTGCTTCGCTTCGTCCTACCCTGCCATATGTATGTTTACTTTTTTTTATCCCCCCCCATATTAATTAGTTAAAATACAGTATGGAGGTCATATGCCAAAGAAACGCAAACGCAACTACCGCAAAGAATACGACAGTTATCATGGCACTGCCAAGCAGCGCAAGAACAGGTCTACCCGAAACAAGGCTCGCAGAAAGCTTAAACTCAAGGTCGGAGACAAGCGTGAGGTCGACCACAAGAAACCATTGAGCAAGGGCGGCACCAATGCCCGAAAAAACCTGCGTGCTGTAAGTCGCAAGACCAACCGTAAAAAGCACACCAAATAAATATCAATTTGACACCAAACCAACACCATTGTAATATACTCTATACACGGAGGTACACATGCCGAAGAAGATGGTCAAGAAGGTAATGGTCCTGTCAGCCGAGATGCAACGGGCAGTAGACATGGTTGCCGATGGTCATACCTATGCATCCGTAAGTCGGACATTGGGTATTCATATCAACACCTTATACAAGTGGCGCAGCAAGCCAGCTTTCCAGTATGCACTATTGGAGAAAGGCGAAGCATTAACCAAGAACAACGATGAGATGTTCAATGCCTATATCCAAGGCCGAGTTGACGGATTAGTGCTGTCAGCAATGGAAGCTCTAGATGTGGTGCTCAGACAGGGCGATAGCGAGAATGCGAGAGTGGCAGCAGCCAAGTATGTCCTCGAAACATTCCGAACCCAAGAGGAGCATGAGGGTGGTGAGAAATCCCTCAAAGACATTGACGAGCTCAAGAAAGCGTTGCGCATCGTATGAAGTTCTTAGACAGCATACCACACGAGGTAAGGGACGACATTCGCAAAGCCATAAGCAAAGCGGACAAGTTCGTGAGTATGCTGTCTATTCAAGACAAGCGCAGCCACAAGATGGTCAAGTTCAAGATGAATGGGGAGCAGAAGCTATTGCTCAAGGAACTGCAAGCGCACAACCGAGTAATCATCTTGAAGCCAAGGCAGATTGGGGTCAGCACTTTATTGAGAGCGTATGCGTTTTGGGATGCGTATACAGCCACTGAGCCAGTGCAATGGGGTGTGATTAGCTTTCATGACCGTTCGGCTAAGCACTTGCGTCGTATGGATGACAAGTTCCACAAGAGTTTACCTAAGCTTTTGCATCGTCAGTTCTCCGTATCCAATACACAGGATTTGGAATTCAAGGATACGGGTGCGAGATTATCATCGTATACAGCGGGTTCCAGAGGGGGGACACGGTCGTTTACGCTCACATCGGTACACTTGAGCGAGTTTGCATTTTATGATGATCCTGATGAACTACTGGCGACCACAATGGCGGCAGTGGGTGAGGGACAGGTAATCATAGAGAGCACACCTAATCGGGCTGGCGATGCATTTCATAGGTTGGTAATGGGAGCACCGGAGAATGGGTGGAAGCTGGTAACATTTTGGTGGTATCAGCATCAGGCATATCGTGTCAGGGTTGGGGAGGATTTTGAGTACACGGCTGAGGAAGCAGCGATGGCGGAGGTGTACGATTTGGACCCTGAGCAGGTGATGTGGAGGCGGCAGCAGATAGCGACATTGGGGCTTGAAAAGTTCAGGCGTGAGTATCCAGCGTGTTTGGATGATGCGTTCCACTTTACGACGAGCACATATTTTCATGGGGATGATTTAAAGAAGATAACACCGATATGGTTTGAAACGGCAGAGCGACGCTATGAGGATGCGATGGAGCATGATGCGTATGTGATGGGTGTGGATGTTAGTGCGGGTGTCAATCTGGATTACTCAGTAATAACGGTTGTGTCATTAGCCAGTTTGCAAGTAGTATATCAGTATCGGACAAATACGGTTCCACCAGTAATGTTTGCGGAAAAGGTGGCTGACATTGGGTGGGAATATAATAATGCGATGATTTTGTGTGAGAGCAACAATCATGGGCATGTGGTGTTGACGAGGCTTCGGGATTTTCGGTATAAAAATCTGTGGCGTGATGCAAAGGGCAAGGATTGGACAACGACGGTCAAGAGCAAGTTGGATGCATTTGAAACGCTCCGTGAGTTTATTGTGGCTGAGATTATAGAAACCTTGGACATGACCACAATAATGGAGCTACGCTCATTGATGATTGAGAAGGTGACACCGGAGGCACCGAAGGGATTGCATGATGATATGGCAATGTCGTTGGCGTTGGCTTATCGTTGTACACGAGATGTGCCTCGCAGGATTTTGCGCAGGGCGCAGGAAAATATGCTGGATGAGTTTATAAGGCATAGGCGTGTGGGTAGACGACAGGACAATCCAATACCTTGGGGACGGAATTCCTGATGACAGAAACTTTAAAATTAGTTCCAATGAAGCGTGATGAGGCACAAGCATTTATAAATGCACATCATCGTCATCATGTGGCACCTGTTGGTGATGTGTTTCGTATTGGTTTAGAAATTAACGGAAAGCTAAGTGGTTGTGTAATGGTAGGTAGACCCGTGGCAAGGCATTTAGATGATGGTGAAACATTAGAGATTAATAGATGCTGTGTGTTGCCAAGGCAAAGAAATGCATGTACTAGATTGTATGGGGCGGCTGCACGAGCAGCCAAAGCACTTGGCTATACAAAACTGGTGACATATACTTTAAAGTTTGAAAGTGGCAGCTCATTGCGTGGTGCTGGATGGTTACCTGAAAGTTGTGTAAGAGGTCGATTGTGGACAACCCCAACACGGTTGCGAGAGCAAGTCAGTTTATTTCAAGAATACGAAAAAATACGGTGGGTTAAAGTTTTATGATTACAGCTAAGATTTTGCAGGCCTTGTACGAGCAGCATGAGGAATACTGGCGCAATGAGCGTCCAAAGATGCGCAAGTTGCGGTTGGCGTACAACTGTGAGTACTGGGACAAGCGGGACAATTATGGTCAAATCCTCATTGAAACAACGAGGGCGTATGAGTATATCGAGGGGTATATTGCATCGCTGTTTACACGGTCGCCTGCGGTGGTGTTCAAAGCGGATGTGCGTGGTCGTGGCAATCCGATTAAAGCGCAGCTGATGACCAATGCGTTTTTAGACAGTGTTCGCACCCAGCTAGAAGATGCCAGTCGGTTGGCGTTGATTTATCCAGCAGCTTTTGTAAAGTTGGTGCCCAATGAAAACCCAGACCCGTTCAAGCGTATTAGTGCAGTAGCGATAAATGCATGGGACATTATTGTGGATACGGATGCAGCGAGCTGGTATGACCAGCGGTTTGTTGCACATCGGTATTATATGACATTGCAAGACGCAAGAAAGAAATTTGGTAACAAGCGGTTTGTAAGTACGCCACTGGTAAAATACTTAGATTATGTCGATGGTGAGGAAAGTCGTGGATATGGCGGTCGTCGACCCTCTGAGGAAACGGAACCTGTGTTTGAGTATGTGGAGATTGTAGAGTGCTATGATTTCCGTGGCGACAAACTGCGTATTTGGTCACCTGATTATGCAGCGGGCGAAAAGTTTTTGTATGAGGGTGTGGTCATCGAAGAAGGTGAAGGCGATGACATAACCAAGACCAAGTACGATAACATTCCATTTCGTTCAGCGAGCGATGCACCGATTAGTCCGATTGTGCCATTGTATTACTCAAGGCAGCCCGATGTGCCGTTGCGTGGGTACAGTGCATTGTTCAGAGTGTATGACCAAGTGCAGGAAACCAATGTTATTCGGACATATCAGGCCAACATGGTGCGTCGAGCGGCTCGTCAATGGGTGGTTGAGCAAGGTGTTTTTGATGCAGATGCGATGTCAAAATTGGCACAAGGTGTCGATGGAGAGTATGTCGAGGTGGAGCTTAGTCCAGGTCAGACCTTGGCTGGGTCGATAATTCCTGTGCCGCATAGCCCTGTACCACCTGAGCTTCAACAGTATGTCAATCAGGTCAATGACGACTTTCAGCGTGGCTCAGTGATGGCTCCGTTTACCCGTGGTGAGGCCACCAAAGCGACGGCTACAGAGGTTACGGCTTTGGCGGCTTATTCTTCCTCGGAGGTTGGGCGACTGGCGAGAGAGCGAGATGCAATGTTGGAGCATCTTTCGGCTGTATATGTATCTATGATGCAGGTGTTTTTAACTGAAGATGCCGATGTGATTGTGCTTGATGGTGCAACACAAGTGCTTAGAGGTGAGGACCTTGATGGGGATTTTGGCATTTATGCGCAAGATATGGGCAGCACACCAGTAAGCGACAGTGTCAAGAAGCAAGAGTTTTTGAACTTGATACCGACTTTACAGGCGTTGGGTGTGCCCAATAACAAACTCCTCGAGCAGATTGTGCGCAACTACGACTTGCCAGAAGATTTGATGCCTGAAGAACAGCCGATGCCAGCCGCTATGCCTGAAGCTCCGCAGCCTGCAATGGCAGCTGGTATGGGCAGTGTTGACCCGATGCGTGCAGCAGCAGTTGGCATACAGCAACCCAGTCCACAAAACATAAGCAGGATACTACCCAATGTCTGAGATTACATCTAAATATCGTTTTATGACCCACGCTGAGTTTGCGAGCAGCCGTGGGCTCAGTCCTCGTCGATACCGTTGTCGCACTGATTATTGTGACCACTGGACCTATGTGTTTTGGTATGACATTAACGACATGACCTTTTCGATTGAGTGTCGTGAGTGTAAGGGCAAGTCGGTATATGTGGCAGGTAAGCTAAGACCAATACCTGTCAACGGGATTAATCAGAAGGGCTATTACGACAAAGCACTCGGCCGATACATCGAAAGTCATGCACACAAAGACAAAGTGATGCAGGAAATGGGTGTGCGGCCTGTAACCAATGAAGAAATAGAAACCAACATGCAAGAGCAGATTAATGATGCTATTGAGCATGAGCAGACGGTGCAAACTTTTAATCGCACCATGAAAGAAACAAACTCATTTGCGGCCGCAGCACGGTCGATTTCGGAGGAATAACATGGGTATGAACCAAATGGATATGGGCATGATGCCAAATGAAATGGACAGCCGTGAGCGTATGCGCAAAGCTGGTGACCGTATGGATTTTGAAATTGAAAGCGTGATGGCGATTGAACTACCCCAAGGGCGGTTTAGTGAGCGCATGCTAAACAAACTGGTGGATACACTGAACAAGTTTGCACCAATGATGGAATTCGAAAGCATTGAGCGTGTGTCTGGTGAGCAGACCCAGTTTCCAATGGAGCTTCTTCAGATGGTTATGGCTGTTGCTGCTGCTGCTGAAGATGCTGGTATGGCAATCGAGGTCAATCTTAGTGAAATGGAAGCCGACCGTGACTTGGCCTCAGTGATTGGTCAGCTGGACAAGCTATCTAGAGATGCAAAATTTAAAAAGTTTTTAACAGAAGAAATATTTCCTGAAGCCGAAGAAGCAGAAGCCGAAGAAGAAGAAGCAGTAGGCGAAGCCGAAGAAGAAGCTGAGGAAGAAGAAGAAGATGATT